TTAACTGGCGCTAAGGTTCTTGCAGGGTCAGGTAGAGACATAGGTCTTATGGAAGCAGCAGGAGCAGTTGCTGGCGCTACTAAACTTGCAGGTACACCTACAGCAACAGCAGTGGCTGACAACATAGAGTTTACCGCAGCAGTTGCTTCAGGGAATCCTGCGTTGGCTGTACTAAACAAAGGTACAGATCTTGTTAATGAAAAGGGTGAAGTAGTTGGTAGAACAACCCTTGGTAAAAAATACACTACAGACGCTCTTGAAAAAGCAGGTTTAACTGCTAAGATCTTATCAAAAGAATACAACATAAACCAAGACGATTTAGTTGAAGGTTTAGTTAGGACTGAAAAAGAATTAGTTAAAGGTGCTTCTCTTGATGATGCTTTGTTAACAGGTCTGGGAACTTATATTAAAGAAGGAGGCTCCTTAAAGACACCTGAGTTATTCAAAAAAGCAGAGGATGTTTTAAGAACAGTAGGCTCTGTTTTAGATGACGTTATTCTGCAGCCACCTAAAAAAGCAGCCGAAGCATTATTATCCGCCTTACCAGATAAGACACCTGAGCAAGTTAAAGCAATTGAAGATTACGCAAGAACAGTAGGTTCCAAGGCTGAAAACGTGGCTAGAGAAACAGTTGCAGTTGTTGATAAGCCTATTCAAGAAGTAGGGCAAGCAATAGCAGAAGGAGGTCAGGTAGTAAAAGAAGGGGCTGAAGCTTTTGCTAAAGCTATCCCCAGCGTTGAAGTACCTGAGTTTGAACCCTTTAGCGACTTAGGTGTAGATATAGACGTAGCTTCTGTTGACGTTCCGTCTATTGATTTACCTTCTGTAGACTTAAACATACCTAAGCCTACTTTTTCTTTAGCAGCAACACAGAAAAAACCTGCTGGAGAAATTACAGAAGGTTTGTTTGGAGATTTTTTGTTTGAAAAGAAGTATCAAACTCCTGAATTAATAGCACGTACAGTACCACTAGCGCAATACACAGCACCTCAAGGAATGTTTAGGAATATAGTATGAGTACCAGTTATTTAAGCATAGTCAACGAGGTACTACGTAGGCTACGAGAAGAAGAAGTATCCACGATTACACAGAACACCTACAGCAAGATGGTAGGTGATTTTGTTAATGATGCAAAGCAGATTGTAGAAGACTCACATCAGTGGTCTACACTACGTACAACTATTGTAGTACCTACTGTAGCAGATACTACAGAATATAGCTTGACAAACGCTGGAGAACGTGTTAGAATATATAGTGTCATTAACGACACATCAAACTTCTTTATGCGCTATGAGTCACCTAACTGGTTTAACAATGCTTATTACATCTCTGGTGAAGTAACTGGTAGTCCTGACTCATATACCTTTAGTGGTATTGATGGTAACAGTGATACTAAAGTAAAAGTATACCCTAAACCATCAGGTGTCTTTAACTTACGCTTTGATTTAATTGCTAGAGAAGATGAACTGTCTTTAGATACAGATACTACAGTCTTACCTAAGAACGCTATAGTACACAACGCTGTAGCTTTGTTGGCTAGGGAGCGTGGTGAAACTGGTGGAACTACAGCACAGGATTACTTCTTGATTGCAGACAAACATCTATCTGATGCTATTGCTTTAGATGCCTATAAGAATCCTGAAGAGTTTATCTGGACTACTCCCTAATGGCTCAGAACAGAGAACACATATACATTGCTGCTCCGGGGTTCAAGGGTCTTAACACTCAAGACTCTCCTGTAGCTCAGGATGCGACCTTTGCTGCTATTGCTGAGAACATGGTGATAGACAAGTTTGGTCGTATTGGTGCGCGTAAGGGTCTGAAGAAACTAACGACCAGTGCTACACCTTTAGGAGCTAGTGATGGTATTGAGTCTATCTTTGAGTACGTAGACCATAGCGGTGATAAGACAGTATTCTCTACTGGTAACAACAAGATCTTTACAGGCACTACTACACTTACTGATGTTACTCCCGGTAGCTATACAGTCAGTGCTAACAATTGGAAGATCATAAACTTTAATAACCATGCTTACTTTTGGCAGCGTGGGCAAGAGCCGCTTATTTACACTGATGAGTCTGGTAGTGGAGTATTAGAAAAGTTTAGTGACCACAGTCACGCTACAGGTACACCGCCGCAAGCCAACGAAGCTCTAGCAGCCTTTGGTCGTGTATGGGTTGCTGATGTTGTCGGTAACAAGCATACTGTTTACTGGTCTGACTTGCTATCTGGTCATGCGTGGACAGGAGGTTCTTCAGGTTCCTTAGACATTACAACTGTATGGCCTACAGGTCATGATGAGATTGTAGCGTTATCAGAGTTTAACGACTTTTTAGTTATCTTTGGTAAGCGTAGTATTATCCTGTACTCTGGTGCTAGTTCACCGTCTACTATGGTACTAGCTGATGTCATTACTAACATTGGCTGTATTGCTAGAGACAGTGTACAGTCCACAGGATCAGACCTTATATTCTTGTCTGACTCTGGTGTCCGTAGCTTGGGCAGAGTTATACAAGAGAAGTCTAACCCTATTGGTGACGTATCTGTAAATGTACGTGATGACTTAGTACAGGCAGCGGCAGTAGAGACAGGTAACATTAAAGCAGTTTATAGCGAAGAGAATGCTTTTTATCTGCTGATCTTACCTGAAGTTAACAACCTTGTGTTCTGCTTTGACATGCGAGGTAAGTTAGAGAATGGAGCTAGTAGGGTAACTACATGGCCGTTTACTGGTATCTTGTGTGCTACAACTACAGACAACAATGAAGTTTACTTTGGTAACTCTAAAGGTATCAATGAATACTCTGGTTTCCTAGACGATACTTCTACTTACACAATGAAGTATTACACTAATGCTTTGTCATTTGGTGACGCTAGTAAACTAAAGATTCTAAAAGAAATAACATTTACTATTGTAGGTGGTCAAGGCACAGACCTATTGTTAAACTGGGGTTACGATTATACTGAAGGATACACCAAGCAACTGTTAACAGTAGACGATGCGTCTATTGCAGAGTACGGTATCTCTGAGTACAACGTAGCAACCTCGCAGTACAACGCATCTATCATTGTAAACAAAGCAACGACTAAAGCTACTGGATCTGGTAGAGTAGTCACTATTGGTCTAGATGCCACGATTAATGACAAGTCATTTTCAATACAAGATGTAAACATTGAAGCATTCATAGGTAGAACAATTTAATGAGTAATTATACTAAGACTACAAACTTTGCAGCAAAGGACTCACTACCTTCAGGTAACGCTGCTAAGATTGTTAAAGGCGCTGAGATTGACACAGAGTTCAATAACATTGCTACTGCATCAGCAACTAAAGCAAACGCTAACAATGCTGCACTTACAGGTACAACTGTATTTGAGACGTTGTCGGATGGCACCCTTAGCATCACAGGATGGGTAGATGAAGATAACATGTCTTCGGACAGTGCATCCCTTGTGCCTACACAACAGTCAGTCAAAGCATACGTAGACTCACAGGTTACTGCACAGGATCTTGATGTAACTGATGGCTCCACAAGCATTGACATTGACTTGGACTCTGAGTCTCTAGGTATCTTAGGTGGCACAGGTATTGACTCTACTGCTTCAGGTACTGGAGTTACTCTAGCTATTGATGCTACTGTAGCTACTCTAGCAGGCACACAGACGCTCTCTAACAAGACTTTGTCTACCCCTGTGGTATCAGGTAACCTAACTACTGATGGCCTCTTAGACGGGCGTGACGTGGCTACAGACGGTGCTAAGTTAGACGGTATTGAATCAGGAGCAACTGCTGACCAGACCGCTGCTGAGATTAAGACTGCCTATGAGTCTAATGCAGACACTAACGCGTTTACTGACGCTGACCATAGTAAACTTGATGGCATAGAAGCTAGTGCAGATGTAACTGATACAGCTAATGTAACTGCTGCTGGTGCCTTGATGGACAGTGAGCTAACCAGTGAAGCATCAGTCAAAGCACTGAACCAAGGTGTGGCTACTACTGATAGTCCTACGTTTGCCGGTGTTACTGCTCCTGTCACAGGTAATGTTACAGGTAACCTTACTGGCAATGTAACTGGTAATGTTACAGGAAATCTAACTGGCGATGTTACAGGTGATGTAACTGGTGACTTGACAGGTTCTGTACTTACTGCTGCACAGACTAACATTACAAGTGTTGGTACTCTAGGTAGCTTAACAGTATCTGGTGACGTTACAGTAGACACTAACAGCTTAAAAGTAGACTCTACTAACAATCGTGTAGGTATTCTTAACGCATCACCTGATGTATCCTTAGACGTTGGTTCAGCCACAGACGCTATGCACGTACCTGTAGGTACTACTGCACAAAGACCCGGAAGTCCTGCTGCTGGATACTTTAGATACAATAGCACTACAGGTGGATTTGAAGGCTACACAGATGCTTGGGGAGCTATTGCTGGCGGTGGTGGTGGAGTAGCGCCTAGTATTGACACAATGACAGGTGATGGTTCTGATACTACACTTGCGCTTACTAATGCTCCTGTTAATGAGAATGCTACCTTTGTAACTATTGATGGCGTAGCTCAACACAAAAGCACCTATAGTGTCTCTGGTACTACTTTAACATTCTCTACTGCACCTCCTACTGGTTCTGCTGTAGAAGCTATCACACTTAACACTACTACAATTAATACTGCTTCTATTCTACAGGATGCTGATGGTGATACCAAAGTACAAGTAGAAGAGTCCAGCGATGAAGACAAGATACGCTTTGATACCGCTGGTACTGAAAGAGCAGTTATAGATTCTAGCGGTTTAGATGTAACTGGCACTGTGACTGCTGATGGTGGAACTATTGTCTCTACAGGCTCAGATGCTTTTTCATCTAAAGCGGTAGGCGGTTATGCAATTCAGGCATACCAAGATGCTACCTCTTCAGGACATACAGCACTTGATTTACGCTCTGACTCAACTACTAGCACTCGTTATTTAATTCGTGGTTATAACGATGCGGCTGGAACACCAACAGAAGTGTTTTCAGTAGGTGCTGACGGTGGAGCATATTTAAGCGGCAACGTGGGTATTGGTACTAGCAGTCCTGCTACTCAGTTGCATGTTATCGGCGAAACCAGAATTGACCCTGCATCAGGTAACGCAAGACTACGCTTTTCAACATCAGGAACTGAAAGAGCGCAAATATTTGCAGAGTCAGGAGCTAATCTAGGGTTTGAAACTGGCAACTCAGAACGCATGCGTATTGACTCCTCTGGCAACCTGCTGGTTGGTGGGTCATCAGCGTTTGGTGCTGACACAATAACGTTAGGCACTGGCGGCTTTGCAGGCATTCGTAATACTAGCGGTTCTTGTCTGGAGCTTCGCAGAGATTCCACAGACGGTTCAATTTTAGACTTTCAAAAAGACGGCACAACCGTAGGTAGTATTGGTGTTGCAGCAACTAATAACTACTTGGCAATAGGGAATAGCAACACATCTATTCAGTTTTACGAAAACGGAATTGCGCCAGCAACAGGCTCTGATCCCAGTACACTCTCTGACAACACAAAAGATATTGGTTCATCTTCTGTACGCTGGGATGACATCTACGCCACCAACGGCACCATCCAGACATCTGACCGCAACGAAAAGCAGGACATTGAAGCACTGTCTGATGCAGAGCAGCGTGTTGCTGTAGCAGCCAAAGGTCTTCTGCGTAAGTTCCGCTGGAAAGACTCAGTAGCGGAGAAAGGCGACGATGCTAGAATCCACTTTGGAATTATTGCACAAGACTTACAAGACGCATTCACTGCTGAAGGCCTAGACGCTGGACGCTACGCAATGTTTATATCAAGCACATGGACTGATGAAGACACTGGTGAAGAACGTAGCCGCATGGGTGTGCGCTACTCTGAACTACTCGCCTTCATCATCTCAGCAATTTAGGAGAACACATAATGGCTTTAACACAAGTATCCAGAGGACTCCTGAGTACAAGCATTGTAGATAACGGGAATGACACGGCTATAACTATTGATAGTAGTGAGAATGTGCTGGTGGGGACTGATCAGACTCCTGCAACACTTATTACTACCAGCACCACGTCTCACGAAGGCGTAGGTATTGCTGATGGCTATTTGGCTATTGCTCGCAATCTAACAGGATCAGCAGGAAGTGGCGGTGTTGCATTCTTAAATCGTTTAGCTACTGACGGCCCTATTTTAGATCTTCGCAAAGACGGCACAGCTGTAGGTAATATTGGTGTTGCATCAGGTAACAACCTAACCATAGATGGAGTAGTTGCTTCTCACGCAGGGCTTGAGTTTGGCACAGGCAGGATAACTCCCAGAGTGGCTGGAGCAACAGCAGACAATGCTGTTGACTTGGGTTATTCAACACAAAGGTTTCAAGACCTCTACCTGTCAGGCGGTGCATACCTAGGCGGCACAGCAGCAGCCAACAAGCTGGATTACTATGAAGAGACAGCGTGGACACCAACGCAGTCTGGAGTAACTTTATCAGTAAGCGTAGCAAAAGCCGTCAGAATTGGTAATTTAGTAACGCTGGCCTGTCGCGTTGCTTTCCCTAGCAACTCAGACAGCACCCTAGTCGGTATAAGTGGACTACCGTTTACGCGAGACACTAATTGGCAAAGTGCTGGTGCTGTGATGGCTACCTTTGTGGATCTACCTTCTGGCTACACTCAGTTAAATTACTTTATAGGTGGCTCCACAATTCAACTTTATGCGAGCGGGGACGATGTTGCTTGGGATTCTCTTAGAAATAGTGATTTGTCAGGTGGCTCAATTATTCTCAATGTTACTTATCAAACAAACGCATAACCCTAGTGGATCGTAGGGTCGGACAGTCCATAAAAGGAGATAAAATATGGCACTTTCAGAAACATCAGTAGAAGACAAGATTGAAGTAGTAGACTGCGGAGGATGGAAGGTTATCCAAGTCCGTACAGCTACTATCATCAGCAGAGACGGTGAAGAGATCAGCAGATCCTTCCATCGTCATGTTGTATCACCAGCAGACGATTGGTCAGGTGAAAGCGCAGAGGTGCAAGCCATGTGCAATACTTTTCACACATCAGAAGCTGTAGCAGCCTATGAAGCTACACAAGCGGAGACACCATAATGGCTACATGGACTATATCAACACTTGAACGCAACACAGCAGACGGTGGTGTAACTGTTGCACACTGGACAGTATCTAAAGTAGATGGAGACTACTCTGCATCTGCCTATGGCACTGTAAGCTTCACACCTGACGCATCTGCTGAAGGCTTTATCGCCTATGGTGTACTTGTTGAGGACACAGTTCTTAGCTGGGTGTGGGAGCAGGTAGACAAGGATGCAATTGAAGCATCACTTACAGCTAACATTGAGCTACAAAAGAATCCTGTAACTGCTGATGGAGTGCCTTGGTAATGCCATACGTAATTGATGCTTTTAACATTATCACTGCTCTAGTTGCTCTAGCGTCAGCTATTGCAGCAGCAACTGATACACCTAAAGATGATGCTCTAGTAGCTAAAGCATACAAGTTACTGGACATGATTGCACTAAACGTAGGTAAGGCTAAAGACTGATGAAGCAAGACCAGACGCAAACACTTGACTTGGCTTTAGAAGCACTAGAGAAGATAGCTCAACATGAGAAAGAATGTGGGGAACGCTGGGGTGAAGCAACTGCTGAACTTCGGCAGCTTAAAGAACTAGCTTCTGCCCATGCGTTGAAGTGGGAGCGTCTGGCTTGGCTTGTTGTTACTGTTGTGGTAACAGGTGCAGCCTCCGTGATAACAACAGTATTGACATAGAGAGAATATAAATGATTAGGGATGATTCTACTAGAATGGAAGTTGGTGGAGGTCTTGGAGGATTCTTTGATAACCTTGGTAACCTTGGTACATCAATAGGTAACTTCTTAGGTGGTGCTGGTGGATCACTAATAGGTGCAGGACTTAGCATTGATGAGCTTAATTCCTTACGTGATGTAGCTAAACAAGCATCTGCAGGTATGGCTGAGATTGGTCAGCGTGGTGCAGAAGCAGCAGCCTTCAAACCCTTCACTGTCTCTACTGGCTTTGGTGGCGTAAGCACTACACCTGAAGGTGGGTTTGCTACTACACTAGATCCACAGCAAGCTGCACAACAACAGCAGCTACAAGCTCTTACAGGCAGTTTACTAGGCGGTATGGGTGGAGTAGCACCAGATGTATCAGGTATCCAGCAGCAGGCTCTAGGGAGCGTTGGTGGGTTCCTGACGGGTGCTATGGCTCCTATGGCACAGAGAGAAGCTGATGTCTATGAGCGCATTAGAGCTACTCAACGCCCTGAAGAACAACGTGCCCAGCTTGCACTGGAAGAACGTCTAGCTTCACAGGGACGTACAGGTCTACGTACAGCACAGTTTGGTGGTTCTCCAGAGCAGTTTGCTTTAGCACAAGCACAGGAAGAAGCTAAGGCTAGAGCATCTCTAGGTGCGCTAGGACAAGCACAAGCAGAGCAAATGCAACAAGCAGGACTTGCTGAGAGTATGTTCGGTCTTGGTGGTAGAGCAGCAGGGTTGCCACAAGCACTACAGGCAGGACAGTTACAGAACATTGGTCTTGCACAAGCAGCACAATACTTACCAGAGCAACAGTTACTTGCTTCACTAACTCCCGGCATTCAGCTTGCTAGTCTTGCTGATCTTGGGCGTAGACAAGGTGCTGGCTTGTTAACTGAAGCAGGCGTATCTGGACTAGAGGATATTGTAGGCGCTGAACAAGCCAGAGCGCAGAACATTTCACAAATCTACAGTGCTTTACTGGGTGCCCAAGGACAACAAGCGGCTGCTTCAGCAGGTGGTATTAGCTCAGGCATAGGTGGCTTGTTTGGTGAGATAGGTGACGTAGGCAGTAGTATTTTAGATCTATTAGGAATCAGTTAAACATGGGACTTTTAGAAAGAACAGGCGTATTAGATCGCTACAAAGTATCTCCTACTCAAGGAACTTCTGGTTTACTTACAGGTCAGCCAGCACTAAGTCCTTTTGCACAGCAAGCCGCTAGAAACATTGGTGGTGTGCTTGGGATTGACATGAGGACTCCGCAGGAGAAAGTACAGGCTGAGACAAAAGGAGTTCTTCAAGATCCTAATTTAACTGATGCACAAAAAAGATCAGCTATTATTGCTGCTCGTCTAAAATATGAAACAGACCCTGCTGTTCAACAACAATTACTTAGAGCGCAGTCTGAGCTAACTGCACTTGAGAGTACGGCATCTAACTTTGAATCAAAAGCTAAAAGACTAGAGGAACGAGGACTAACGGCAGAAGCTGCACAGTTACGTGATCCTACACTTACACCCACCCAGAAAAACACTATCTTTAGTACAGCGTTTCAGACTCTTAGAGAAGAAAAAGAACTAGAAACTTATGGAGAAGAGCTAAGGAGTAGTAAAGATCCTTATAGACAAAAGATTGGTAGCTTGATTGAGCAAGGACTCTACACAGACTTAGCTTCTGCGAGGGACGCAGTAAGAAGCAGAAGTTTAGAAGATGTAGAGATAGGAGCTTTTTCTAACTCTGAATATGTAGACGAAAACGGTCTGCCAATCACAACCGCTGAAGTAACCTTACCAGATGGTACTAAAAAAACTCAAGGGATTATCCGTGAAACTGGAAAAAGATTTGACTTAGATACAGACAAATACCGTCAAGTCCTTAAAGACTCTGAGCTAAAAAAACTAGATCCTGCTTCACTTACAGCGGCTACCAAGGCAGTTAAAGGAATCCTATCGTTTGAAGGTGAAACATCAAATCTTATCGCAGGGCTTGGAGATCAAAAAACACAGTTTATTATAGCAGTTGCTAAAGAAGCTGAAAGATTAGCTAAAGAAACAGGACAGGATGTACAAAGCGTTACTCCTCAAGCTGTGGAAAACATGGCTAAGAAGATAAATGTTGTAGAAGAAGAAGGCATTTTCTTTGGTTCTTTAGAAACCACGCTAGGTGAAGTTTCTCAAACACCTGATAAAATACAGACTAGGGGTACCCGTAAAAGTAGAGGTAAGTCCGATAGTAGTTTTAGTGCAGACGCACAAGCAATCCTAAAAAAGGCTGGCGGTTAATGGACTACACAAAAGATGAGCTTTTAGCTGGCGTACAGTTAGCTTCTGAAGAAGGAAACATTGAAGTAGCTAATGAACTAGCTGCTGTTGTAAGACAAAGGTTTCCTGAAGTATTTGAAGAACCTGCTGCTGAAGTAGAAGAAGAATACGATTGGCGGCAGGACATACCCGGCTGGGCAGAGTCAGTAGAATACTACGATCAGTTAGAGGCTGCAAGAGCAGCAGTCCCTAAAGCATCAGCAGCAGACGAGTTTAGAGCCGGAGTAGCTGCTGGTGATCCTGCTGTTAAAAACTGGAGCATTGCTGTAGAAGCTCTACTGCCTGATCTTGCTTACGGAATACGCTTTGATCCTGCTGAAGAAGACACAAGAACAGGTAAGCGCCGTGGTATTGCAGGCGGTGGGTTTGTCCCTAGAATAGTTAGTCCTGAAGAACGCTATGGTGAAAACTTTACCAACAATACGCTGGACTATCAAGAACGCATACAGGTAATACAAGACAGAGAGCAGCAACAGTTTGAGACTGAGTACGAGGATGTGCTTTTATCTCAAGCTGTTCATGGAAGAAATGATATAGCTGCTGTAACAGGACAGGTTTTAGGCAGTCTTTCTCCTGAAGATGCGTTTTTGTTTGCTAAGACACCTCAAGCTGTTGCTTTTGCATCTTCAGTAATTGCAGGAGAAACTGTAACAGCACAGCAAATTGTAGAAGATAGGGTAGACCCTCTTGAGTTATCTCTTTACATGACAGGCGCTCCTGTGCTAGCTAGGACAGCACAAGTTCTTCCTAAAGGTGTTCAGAATGCTTCTGCTTACCTTACTACTAAACTAAAGCAAAGAACAGACTTTAAGAATGCAGTAGAAGAAGCAGACAATCTTGTAGACGTGATGGAAGAAACCGCTGCTAGAGCAGTAGTAGAGGGAGTGCCTGCGGATCGGATAGTAACTACTGTTAAGAACAGGCTAGACATAGGTGAAGAAGATGTACTAGAGGCTGCTAAATACTCTACTAAAAACTTTACTATTCCTACTGAACAAGAAGCACAAAGAATTGTAGCTGGCTTGGAGAGTCCTGTGCTGTCCAGACAAAGTTCTCTGTCTGCGTTTGATGAGTTTGTACAGCCTATTTCTACAGGTCTAGGTAACATCAGTAAGAAAATGATGGTGCGTATGCGTAACATGGATAGGCGCATAGCACAGACTACAAGAGACGATCTTGCGACAGTAGAAAAATTTTTTAACGAGACTTCAAAGTTAGCTAGGGCAGGAGCTAAGAATCCTAACTATCAAGACTTTGAGCTTGCGTTGTTTAATCAAGATTACAGAGCAGCGCAAGATATAGCTGATGAGTTTTTTCCTGTACTGTCTAATGAGCTACCTAAAGTACGTGTGCTGTTAGACAGAAGATTTCAAGAAATGAAAGATGCTGGTTTATCTGTAGAATACTTGGGAGAATACTTCCCTAGATCAGTTAAAGATCTACAAGGACTACAGCAATCTTTAGATTTGCCTACTGGTTTGATAAATAAAGAACTCCAGAGAGTAGCTGATAAGTTAAATGTGGATGTTAAAAAATTACCTAGAGAAATACAAGAAAAAACTATTAACAGAGTGATAGAAGGTAATCTTACTTTAGGTAGCGGTAGGCAAGGATTTACTAAAGGAAGACGTATAACTGAGTTAGCACCAGAGCAAATGCCTTTTTATAACAACGCTGCTGACTCTTTATACATGTACTTAACAAGGACAACTAGAGAGATAGAGCGTCGGAACTTCTTTGGCAAGAGCGCCAACATAGATGAGACAGGTTTAACCTCTATAGACTCAGATTCAATAGGTAGGTTAATAGCTGATGAGCTTCCTAATTTAAGTCCAGCACAGGTTGATGATGTAACAAACCTATTACGTGCTAGGTTCAAGGGTGAAGACCAAGCCATGAGCAGATTAGGAGCAGGAGCTAGAGACTTACAGTACATGAGCTTGCTTGCTCAACCTAGTTCTGCCGCTATCCAGCTTGGTGACGTAGGTAGTGCTGCTTACTTAAACGGAGTCAGGAATGTCTTTGCTTCTTTAGTAGGTAAAAAAGACTTAGCAGAAGCTCTAGGTGTCCTGAATAATGTTTCTGCTGAGATGGCAGGAGGAGCAGGATTTAGCCGTGCCTTAGACAAAACTTTGCGTATCTCTGGTTTTAGAGAAGTAGATAAGTTTGGTAAAGATGTACTTCTGAACTCCTCTCTCAGAAAATACACTGCTCTAGCACAGAAAAAACCTAGTGAGATACGTAGACAGTGGGCCGATGTTTTTGAAGGAGATACACAGCAGCTTATTGATGACTTAGCAGCAGGCGATATTACGGAGAATGTGAAGATCTTGCTTTGGAATGATCTGGCAGACATACAGCCTATAAGTTTATCTGAGATGCCTACCAAGTATCTTAACATGGCTGATGGCAGATTGTTCTATAGTTTCAAGACTTACTTCTTAAAGCAGCTAGACAGAGTTAGACAAGATTCTCTCAAGAAGATTGCTTCAGGAAACCGTAAGCAAGTCATGGAAGGTGTGGGTAACTTAGCTAGATACGCACTGATAGTGGGTTCTGCTAACGGTGCTGTGCAGACTGTAAGAGATTTCGTATTGACAAAAGGAGAAGCAGATCTTACGAACTTCCCTGATGCTGTTGCTGAAAGTTTAATGAGCCTTGTGTTTGCTAACAAGTGGAACAGAGAAAGATACTTAAGCGAAGGCAGGTACGGTGAACTTGGTTATGAAATTGCTAAGCCTCCTATTTTCGGTGTCGTGGACAAGCCTATTGTGGCTCTGTACGATTACACTCAAGGACAGGCCGATGCAGAAGATGTTGTTAAGAAGATCTTTTCTCAGCTACCTTTGGGCAAAACTATCTATGATCTGTTCTTAGGCGGAGCAGAAGAAAAAGCAGAGAAGCTCAAGAAAGAAAAAATTAAAGAAAGACTTAATAGAGGCAAGGTCAGTAGTAGAGAAGCTAAGGAAAGACTAGAGGGGTTGTAACGCCCCTCAGTCTCTTATGTCCTCTAGGCTACATTAGCAAATTTAACCTTGCCAACGTCACCACGTAGTCCAGCCTTCATGTAGGTAGTAGCTCTGCCTTCAAAGAAGTTCTGATGCTCTACACCTAACACATCATCCAGCCAGTTCAGTGGGTTCTCTTTGACATTGTAGTTAGTCTTGAGTCCTAACTGTAGCAGCCTACGGTCAGCAATGTACCTGATGTACTGTTGCATCTCCTTCTTGGTCAATCCTGGGATGTCACCCTGCTCAAACACCAAGTCCAAGAACCTATCCTCTAGGTCAACCATCTCACGACATGCCTGATAGATCTCAGCCTTGAAGTCATCAGTCCACAAGTCTATATTCTCCTGAATAAACTCCCTGAATAGCTTTGTCATTGCTTCTACGTGCATGGACTCATCACGTATACTGTAGGTAATGATCTGTCCCATACCCTTCATCTTACCAAACCTTGGGAAGTTCAACAGGATGATGAAGCTAGAGAACAACTGTAGTCCTTCAGTAAAACCTGAGTAGATAGCCAGTGCCTTAGCGATGGACTTCTTGTCGCCTTTAGTGACCTTCACAGCGTTGATGTACTCATGCTTGTCAGCCATAGCCTCGTACTCTGAAAACGCCTTATACTCCACCTCTGGCATCCCTACGGTGTCCAGTAGCAGGCTGTAGGCATGTTGGTGTATGGACTCCATGTTAGCAAAGCTAGACATCATCATACGTGCTTCAGGCTTCTTGAAGATACGCATGTATCTATCAACATACCCTGCACCTACGTCTACATCAGACTGTGTAAACAGACGAAAGATCTGAGTCAATAGATTCTTTTCTTCATCAGTCATTGTCTGCCAATCTTTAACGTCATTGTGCAGAGGTACATCCTCTGGGAACCAGTGCATCTGATTCTGTTGTGAGTAGTAGTCAAACATCCAAGGATGGTCAAACGGTTTGTAGTAATCTCTAGTATCTAATAAGCTCAAGCTGCGTCCCCTTCTTTGATAAAGACACCATGACTGTTCATGTGTCCCTTGCGATCCTTAATATCATTGTACGCTACCTTCAGGCATTCCTCTAGGGTAGTGTCATTCATAATGGCTAAGGTGTTTAACACCACCAAGCAGTCTCCAATGTCATCAGTCACATCACGCTGCTTGGCTATGTTATCTCCTAGCTCTCCCATCTCAGACACAAGTTTAGCAAACTGTGCTAAAGGTGTGCTGTTGTTAAGTATACCACGCTTCATTGCCCACAGGCTAATCAGGTGTATTAGTTCATCACTCATTCTACTTCATGTCCTGCCATAATTACTGCTTGCTTGAATACTTCCACCAAGTAGATGGTCTCCTTCAAGTCCATAGACTCTGTAGCCTTAGCTGTCAGAGCGTCATCTTCAGTCCACCCTAGTACCAGTACGTGATTAAACTCACCCTTACAGTCCTCTAGTACCTCGTCAGCGGTTGCCTGTGTAGGCATAAGGTTAATTACATTACTCACTAAAGTGTGTCTCCAGTACAATCAGTTTATCTTCTGCTTCAGCAATCTTCTGCACCAGCTTGTCCATAGTCTCAATCAAGTTACCATGCTCACCTACAGCCACAGGATTGTCTAGGTAGTTCTGCACCTCTGCCTTGTACACGTCTATCTCAGCGTTGTACAGGCGCTTCATGGCGCTAATCTTTGTATCTATCACTGTATCCATCCTCCAGTAATTGCTTGTACTTACTCAGGTACTCCTTGTAGCTCAGGGGTGCCTCTTGTTGTTTGATCTTGTTGCTCATGTAACTAGACCACATCTGCATGCAGTAGTTACTGAACAACATAATCTTGTCATCCTGTTCCTTATAGTATACCAGATAGTCAGACCAATTGGTATACTTTTTTAGCTCAGGTATGTAGAACTTTGCTCTGTACGCTGGGTGTTCATCCTTCACAGCTTAAACATTCTCCGTCTTCAAGGTTGATCCTTGGTATCTTGATGTTAACATTCTCTGTATTTCTAGCCGCTGTAGTTCGCAGGTAATACATAGATTTGAGTTTGTTAGCTCCTGTCCAATGTACGCTATTAACATACTCCAGATACTCATCGTGGATCTCCTGTGGTGCTGTAGCTGGTGGTGGCTCAAAGAATAAGTTTACTGACTGTGCTTGGCAGACGTACTTCTGTCTTTGGTAGGCGTGTTCAATGACCCAAATTTGGTTAAGTTCAGGCGCTGTCTTAAATACGGCCTTCTCTTCTTCCGATAGTTCCGGTAGGTCTTTAACAGAGCCTTCAGCAGCAGCAATATCTTTCCACGTTTTTTCGGTGTTGGTACCTTTCTCTTCAAGTAGTCGCTCCAAGTATTTGTTCTTGACTTTGTATGATCCTGTTAGAGTCTTGTGCGTAAATACGTTAGCGCGAGTAGGCTCAATACTAGGACTTGTTCCACCGCATATAATACTAGAACTAGCATTAGGGGCGATAGCAAGCAGATGGGAATTGCGACGGCCACTACCAGCCATGTCAGGAGCCTCCCCACGGTCTCTAGCCAGACTTCTGGAAGCCATCTCAGATCTTTCTTTGATTGTCTTAAACGCTCTATTGTTGAAGCTGGAGGCGTACATTCCTTCAAAAGGGATTCCATTACGTTGAAGGTAACTATGAAAACCCATCGCTCCAAGGCCGACCGCACGTTCTCTATATGCACTATAAGCGGCTTTTGCAAACCCCTTTTTATCTTCTCTAACATAAGACATAAACTCCTCTATGCTATCTGCTGACACGTTCATGCCTGTGTCTAGCATAGCATTGTCAATGAAGTGTTCAATGATGTTATCCAACATGTTAATCATGTCAAAGATAAACAATTCATCGTCCTTCCATTCATCAAAGTATTCTAGGTTAACACTAGACAAGCAGCACACTGCTGTACGATCCTCACTGGTTGGTAGTGTGATCTCAGAACATAAGTTACTCTGGCGTACCTCTAGTCCCATGTCCTTTTGTGACTGTGGTAGAGCCTCGTTACAGCGATCTAGGTTAACAATGTAGGGTTCACCTGTCTCTGCTCTGGTATGTACTAACTGCCACCACAAGTCCCTAGCGGACACAGTCTTGATTGCCTGCTTGGACTTAGGATCTATTAACCTCCAGCTATCATCAGACATGACGGCGGCCAAGAATTCGTCTGTGATTGTAATTCCATTGTGAAGGTTAAGGCACTTACGATTAAGATCACCCCCAGTAGTCTTTCGCATAGCGATAAACTCTTCCACTTCTGGGTGACTGATGTCCATATACGCTGCATAAGATCCTCTCCGTGTTACGCCTTGGTTAAAGGCAAGCATTTGACTGTCAACTACGTGCATGAAAGGTATGCTACCAGTAGACTGACTACCGTTAGCAGTTGAAACGCCATTACTTCTAACAGCACCCCAATATCCGCCCAAGCCTCCACCTCCACTTGCCAACCATATGTTCTCATCGTAGTGATCAGAAAGACCACGCCTTGAATCAGGAACATAATTGAGAAAGCAGCTAATAGGTAAACCACGTGTGGTTCCCCCGTTACTAAGTATAGGAGTGCTAAAACCGAACCAGCCCTTGCTTGCGTAGTTATAAAGGCGCTGTGCAAGATTGTAGTCAGTATGTCCTTGATACGTTGCACCATAGACCGACGCTCTGGCGAATGCTTCTTGTGCATGTGTCTCATCTCCCCAGAAATATCTATCCTTCAGTGTCTCTAGTGAGAACACATTAAGGTTTTCTTCTCTGTCATAATCAATCTGGATACCTAAGTAATCCTGTACTCCTACCTTACTTGTCACTAGGATGCTCCAACATGTAACTAATCAATCGCTCTTCGTACCACCTAGCTTTACGTAGGTCTTCGATAGGACTCTTCTTATAGCGGAAGCGCCACATATACTTCAAGGCATTGCCACGCAGGTACCCAATGTACTCGTCGTGATTGAGCATACCCCTGATAGCGTCAATACACTCTATGCTACCAGTGTTGTAATGCTCTGGCCGGTGTACATTGTCGTACTTATAGTCTCCGTACACTGGGTGATCGTTAGGCTCGTTGTCATCATCATAGATACGGTTCCAAGCCTCCGCTATACTCGCTTTACTGTTGCGTAGTTTATTCCACTCTTCTGGTGTTGCGTTATCAATACTCATCCCATTCATCTCCATTTGTTTCTTCTTCAAACTGGTGCAGCCTGTTGATAAACTTATCCTCAAACCTGTCCAGCAGTTCTTCAGCGGATATGTCCAGTGCCTCTAGTATATCATCAGCATCATACCGCTTCAATATCCGCTCCTTAATTTCATCCATTGTTAGTGACATGTTCTACATACTCATCCACTGTGTAAAATTCAAAGCCTTCCTTGTGACACCACTGACCCATCGTAATCTTAGAACCTTTGCGAACCTTCTTGTTAGGGTCTGACAGTACAAAGATTAACTTGATTGGTTTAATGCTGTCACGTATTGATGTGTACTTCTGGGTGTCTCCTGTCCTAAAGAATCCTTTAGTCTCAATGTAGTCACCCGTCTTCTTGTCCACAAAGTCTGGCTTGTACTTCCTGTGCATCACGTATGGTACATCATATGGCTCATACAAGTATCTCCTCTTGGGCACTGTCTGGGCAAAGCGTTTCTCTAGTCCAGACCTATAGATGCTTTGCTTACGTGACCTCTTGGACTTTAGGCTCATTGACTACCTCCGTTAAGTATCTTGGGCCAGTAGAGTACAGGAATGTACGTAGCTTAGGGTAGCAAGCATGTTTGAAGTGACAGTAAGAGCAACCCATAGCCAGCTTCTTGTTACCAGACTTGCCGTCAGGCACTGTGTCATGGCACAAGGGTGGTGGTTCCTTCTGCTCTACCATCTCCTTCACATGGATGATACGCTCCTCTATGTCCTTCTTTAGAACCTCATAGACAGGAGCCTGCTTGTCCTCTAGGTCATACTTCAGGTAAGTCAGGTGACCATTGGCTTTATCCATAGCCAGCCAGCCTACCTGTGTCTCACCCTCAGACCTAGCGTATCCCTTGATCTGATCTATGTATCCAAAGGGATCATCAAATGCAAGAGAAGCATCCTTGAACTTCTTGAATCCATAGGTACTGGCAGACTTAACGTCAGTCACTATGCCATCAATCTTGCAATCCATGCTACCTGAGATACCCTGTACAGTAGCTTGTGCTTGCTCATGTGTCACTGTGTGACCAGCCAAGCGTACAAACAAGAGCAGCATCTCCTCAATCAGATGTCCGTACATGAACTTCACAAGGGTGTGAGGCTGCATCTTCTCCTTTGGGCCAACATTATTGTAGTGATTCCAGAGGAACCTATCAGTCTTGCCGATGTTAGACATACGCAGCTTACGTGCATCAAAGCTACCACGCTGGGTAAACTCCTTACGCATAAGATCCTTACATGCCTCACCGAAGTCATCAATAATCTGCTCTGCATCCACTGACTTGTCAGGTGACTTAAACTTCACAAGATCGTAGATGTCATCTATCAATGTGTTAGTTGTTTTCATATTACTCTCTATGTTTAACGAAGTTAAGTTTTCTATTGTAGGGATCAAAGATAAGGAACACTACTCCTAAATCTTTTTGCTCTTGAGTTCTCTGTCTAGGAGTATCTGTGGCATTCTTCGGATTATTCCCTATCCTAGCCATCTTTACATCTATAAGAATAAACTCTCTTGTCTCTAGTTTGAAAGCTATCATGTCAATAGGGCCGGTAGATCCTGAGTTCATGAACACTTCATAGCCGTTGTCCCATAGCCAAGTAACTGCATAATACTCAGCTAAGTCGCCTTTCCTGTTACTATCAGTGAGTATCCGCCCAGCTTTCTCCGACTTGATACTCTCCTGTGAGCCTACACTTAAGCCCAAGTTCAATTCCTGCTGCTTCCAAACATGAGACTGCAAGTCTTCCATACTTGTCTGCTTGGGATCTTCTAACCTCTGCTTGTACTTCATCATGGATATTTCCAACAAAGTAATAATCTAAGTTCCATAGTATAGCATACTCCTGTAATAAACACAAGGCTTTTTTCATAACGATTGCACCGGCACTCTGAAGTAATGTATTCAGTGCTGCGTGTTCTGATCGTATGTATAGTTTCCTACCGTCTAACCCATTGATACAGCCTTGGGTCGCCTCTTCTGCAACTCGTCCTTTAAGATCTGCATATGCTGGGAGATTAGACATAAATCGTTCTCTAAGCAGCTTACCAGCACTTGCGCCTCCTCCTGCCACCGTACCAAGTTTCGCATCTCCTGCTCCGTACAGCAGTGCGTAGATGAAAGTTTTAGCCTGATCTCTTGATTCAAGTCCTGCAAGCTGTTGGTTAGCAGTGTGTATGTCTCCTCCAATGACTTCATTAGTGTACTCCTCATCGTCCATGTAGTGAGCCAACATACGTAGCTCTAGTCCACTAGCATCAAACCCTACAAGTTTGTATCCATCCCTTGCAATCCAACACTGTCGGCATTCCTTGCCATACGGTGAGTAGCCTGCCGGAACTTGGGCTAGGTTAGGTTTAGAGTGTGTCATCCTACCAGTGACAGCACCATTAGTGTTTACATATCCATGCACTCTGTCTGTGTCTGGGTTAGCTTCATCTACCCATGACTGCACTTGAGCAACACGCTTCTGTAACATCAGATACTCAGCGATCATAGCTGCTTGAGGTATGTCCTTCACTGTAGACAGGACTGACTCATCTACCATTGGCTGACCTGTAGGTGTCAGCTTCTTAGGTTTCCATCCGAAGTCTACTAG